CCGGGCAGGCGGTCGGCCGATGGCCGACCGCCTCCAGCGGCGGCCACCAGCCGCCGACCGCGGCCACCGATGGCCGCGGTCCTCGTGACGGCCGACCGATGGCCGACCGCGGCCACCATCCATAGAGCGGCCCAAGCGGCCGCCCATGCCCCAAAAAATTCTCGCCATGCCAAGTGTCCATTGAGAAAATCCCCCTACACTCCGCGAAAAAAATATTTTTTTGCTCACGGCTTGACGCCTTTATTGCCGATAGGCTACAATCAAACCATGCGAACGAACGATCACAAGACACGAGCCGCGGAACTGGGCCTTGAATGGGCCGCGGTGCTGGCCGTCTATCGTGAAGCCCGTGAGCTGGAAGCCGCCGAAATCGCCCGCATTGCTGGCATCCGCAAAGCCGCGGCCGCCTTCATGGGGTATGACCATGCCGGCCAGTTCAAGCTTGCAAAGCGGTCGGCCATGACGGTAGGCGACAACTCGCAGCTCCGCGGCTTCGACGTGTGCGCGGCCCATCTTGCGGCCACCATCGCCCCGGAACTAGGTGACGATGCCACCAGCGCACTGTATGACCTACTCGCCGCGCCGGCCCCGGTCATGTCCGATGCCGACGATGCCATGTCCGCGGCCATCGACCGCGCCGCTGAAATGGCCGCCCCGGCCCCGGTGGCCGGCGATTTCATCCGGCTTGTCGAAGCCGCGGCCATTGCCGACGTAACGGAGCAATGGTTGCGGCTGATGGTGAAGGCCGGCAAGGTCCGGGGCGTGAAGGCCGGCCGCAACTGGACCGTGAGCCGGTCGGACGTCGAATGGTTCCAGCGGCATCCGACGATGGGCCGTCCCCGACGTGAGGCTGCCCCCTTTTGAACTATTGTTGCCGACCGGCAACCAACACAACACAACCCGAACCCGCCCCGGGCAATGGGCGGCCAACACGGCCAACACGGCCACAACCCGGAGGATCGAAACCATGAACGCTACCACTACCCGCCGCGTCTACGCTGCCTGCCTTTCCGCCTACAACAGCGGCCGTCTCCACGGCCGATGGATCGACGCCACCCAAGGGGCCGACCATATCCGCGAAGAAATCGCGGCCATGCTGGCCGCATCGCCCGAACCCGGCGCGGAAGAGTTTGCCTTTCACGATAGCGAAGGGCTTGGCGGGCTTGGCGAGTTTGAAAGCATCGACCGCGTGGCCGCCCTTGGCGAAGCACTAGACAACGCGGACGAGCCCGCCGCGCTGCTGGCTTGGCTAGACAACGACGCCGGCAATGACCCGGCCGACTTCGCAGACTATTTCCTTGGGACGTGGGACACGTTGGCCGAGTACGTCGAGGACTTGTTCGAAGAATATCAAAGGGAGGCGGAAAAGAACTGCCGCCGCGATGGCTGGTTTCACCCGTCACGGTATGTGGATTGGGACGCCATGGCCCGCGACTTGTTTTTGAACGGCGAAGTGTGGACGGCCAACGCAGACGGCGGCCGCATCTATCTGTTTTCCAACCACTGAGCCGCGGCCGCCCGTTGCCCCCTCCCGCCACGGCGGGAGGGGCATACGGGCGGCCGGGCACGTCGCCCGCCCCCACAACCCGCGGCCACCAGCCGCACAACCAAGGAGCCCCAACCATGCCCGCCTATGCCATCGTCAGCAACTACGCCGGAAAGGTCATCGACCACGCCGCCTACGCGGCCAAGGTCAAAACCATGAGCGATGCCGAATTGCTCTACACGATCCACGACTGCCAAGCCTCCCTGCTGGCTTGGCCCGATTGCCCGTCAGCCGGTTACTACACCGACGAAATTCATTACGCGGCCGGTGAACTCTACCGCCGCCGGAAGGGCGGCCAGCGCGACACGCGGCCGGTGAGCGACTGCGGCGGCTTCCGCTTGGCCGACGACCACGACCCCGACGCCATCGTTCTGGATGCCATCGACAACGTGCTCGACCTTGCTTGAACCATCCCCACAACCCCAACCCACAACCACCACAGAAGGAGCCCAAACCATGAACGCCCGACCCATCGCCCCCGTGGCCTACCGCATCATCAAAATCAGCGACCCGCGCAGCCGCGGCGCGTGCTACTGGTTCGAGATTGAATCAATGACGGCCGATGGCGGCCGCCACCACGTCGCCACCTGCGATACCCGCGACGAGGCCCGCGAGATGCTGAAGCATCTTGAAGCCGCCACGGCCAAGGCCAACCAGTAGCCGCGGCCCCCCGGCCACCGGCCGCCGCGAGGCGGCCGGGCACCGGGCGGCCGGGCACTTCGCCCCACAACCCACAACCTAAGGAGCCGAGATCATGACGAAGTTCGACGTATGGATGGATTCTGGCGTATGCGTGAGCGTGCCCCGTGGCACCGACCACAACTCACCCGAAGGAGTTGAAATCATCAAGGCGGCCGCCCTTGCACAACTTAGGGACATGATCGACGCCGGACAAATCGACGTGACAATCGAGCCATTTTACTGCGACCACGCGTAACCCAATCCGCCCCACAACCCAACCCCAACCGGAGCCCCAACCAATGACCGCCGCCCAGTTTTGCCGACTCGCTTCCCGATACGCCGACCTGCCCGCCCCCGTCCGCCGAGCCGTTGACGCTATGGCCTTGCAGGACAACGCCACGGCCGACGCCCACGCCCCCCGGGGCACCGACGCCCGGCGGGCGGCCGACCGCTACCTGCTCGACCTGGACGCCGCCGGAGCCCCGGTCGGCCCGGCCCGTCCGGCCGTCTGCCGGACCGTCCCCATGTTCGCGGATTGACTCGCCAACGCCACGGCCACAACCCAACCACAACCCGACAACCCAACCCCAGCCATGAAAAAGAGAACCGTGTTCGGCCTGCCCTTGAACCCCGTCCGCCATCTCGCGGAGATCGACGGCGCATCCTTTTGCGTGAGCTTCGCCACCCGCGACAAGCTAGGCGGCCAGCTTGACGACGCCATCGCGGCCGTAGGCACAGACGAGATTTTGCTCGTGGACAACGGAGCCTTTTCCGCTTGGCGGTCCGGCCAGCCGCTTGACGTGGAAGGCTTCGCCCGATGGGCCGCCGACATTCTCGCCCGTTGCCCTCAGGCCGTGGCCGTTGTGCCAGACGTGATCGACGGCACCGCCGAGGATAACGACGCCATGCTCGTGGACTTCCCGGGCGTCTGCTGGGAACTGGGCATCGACGTGCCGATGGACCGCACGATGGCCGTCTGGCATATGCACGAGCCGCTCCACCGCCTGACCGGCATCATCGAGGGCGGGTATATGTACATCGCCATTGGTAGCAGCGGCGAGTATGCACAACCCGGGACGGATTCATGGCACAACCGTATCGCGGAGGCCTTCGCCGCCATCGACCAGCTCGTGGCGGAATCCAACGGAGCCTACCGCCGGCCATGGCTCCACATGATGCGGGCGCAGGCCGAGGCCCACCGATACGATTTTGATTCTGCCGATAGCTGCAATCTCGCCGTCAACCACGGCCGCTACCGTGCCGAAGGCCCCGGCCACGTCGCCCGCCTGGCCGCCCGCATCACCGGCAAGATTGCTGAGAGCTGCGACGGCATCGAGCGGCCGACGATCGACCCGCCCGCCGAGGCGACGATGGCCGACGCCGCCTTCCGCGAGTACATGGCGGCCGAGTACGGCCGCGGCCAACACAACGCACAACCCGCCCCCGCACAACCAGCCGGCCAGCTCGAACTGTTCGACCGCGGCCCGGCGGCCCCGCCCGCCGGCAAATGGACCGCCCACCGCGGCCCATGGGGCCGCAATCTGACTTGGACCCGGGGCGATATGCCGGGGCTGACCGTCCGCCACTGCGGCCACCCGACCGCTAATTACCCGTACTACATCACGCTAGGGGACAACCTGGCCGTCGCCAGCCCGGGCACCTTCCGCAACCTTGCCCCGTGCATGGCCGCGGCCGTCGAACTGTGGGCAACCATCGGCCGCCAAGCAGGAGCCCCAACCCATGCCGCTTGACAACCCGAGCCGACCGGCAACAATGGTTGCCATGGCACCCAAAATAGACCCCGACAAATACATCACGATCGGCACCGCGGCCAAGCTGGCTAACGTGTCCCGCTATTGGATGCGTCAACAGGTTCAAGGCGGACACGTCGCCGGCATCGTGATTGACGGCCAATGGTTTGCCTTGCAGTCAGCCGTCGAAGCCTACGCCCAATCGGCCGCCGGCCGCGGCCGCCCGCGGGGCGGGAAGCACGTCAACTAGCCAACCCGACTCGAGTTTTTATTCACCCCTTGCATCGTACTTGCCGATAGGATAGTATTCACCAACCCGCCACACGAGTGGCACAACCACTAGGAGCCCAACCCATGACCCCCGACCGTGCCCACGCCATCCTGCTTGCCCACGAGGCCATTCTGTTTGCCGACTGCGACCCGCTCGTGCATCCCATCGTTCGTGCAATCGCATACCGCACCGACCTGCCCGACGATTTTTTGATCCTTGACACATATGCCGACATTGGCGATCCGCCATCCGTCTGGCATTGCGAGACAATCCGCCGACAGGTCCGCGAGAAATGCGACACGCTCGGCATCACCATGCACATTACGCACACCTGCCTCGACTCCGTTGGCGAACTGACCGCCTGACCCACAACCCCACCATCACCAGAGAGAAAACCCATGGACAACCCCACCCCATTCACGCACACGATTGTTCTCACCGACATTGCCGGCGAGCACCTTTGGACCGATACGGAAATGTTTTGCCCGATGGACGACTCGCAGCCGCTCCCCGATGGCGTCCGCCGTTTTGCATCCGACGATGACGCGGACAGAGAAATCGCATTGCAGGCCGCCCGCGGAATCTACTTGCGGCGTCAGCACCTTGGCGTTTGGAAGGGGGGCGGCCGATGAACAACCTAGCCCCCCTCGCCGCGGCCGGATGCCGTTTCGTCCGCCTGGCCCGCCGGGAGAAGCGACCGCTCGGCGCAGCATGGCAGCACCGCAGCACGGACAACCTGGCCGACGTGGCCGCATGGCTGAAGGCCGGGTCGAATGTCGGCCTCCTGCTAGGCCCAACCAGCGGCGTCGTTGACGTTGAATACGACACGCCGGAGGGCCGCGAGCAGCTCGCGGCCTTCGGCATCTTGGACGTGCCGACGCCAGCGTGGCGGTCCGCTCGAGGCGAGCACCGCCTATTCCGCTGGGAGCCGTGGATGCCGGAGGCCGCGGCCGTAAAGGCCGACGCTATCGAAATCCGCCTGGGAGGCCGGGCGGCCCAATCGGTCCTCCCGCCGTCCCGTCACCCGGACGGCATCACCTACGAATGGACAACCCCGCCGGGGGCCGTGGCCATCGCCCCGTTCCCGGCCCAGCTCATGCTACGGAAGGGACAACCATGCCACGCATACGCCTAGCTTGGAACCGGGCAGTCGAGGCCCTAGTGCTCGTCAAGTTTGGTCAAGAGCTGGGGAGCGATAGCCGGCTGGCCCGTGCCATCCACGACGCTATCGAAATACTCTTGGCGATCAGCAGATAGAAAGGCCGGGCCGGCGATTAACCCACGCGCCGGCCCGGCCGCAGACCCTCGTTGTGGGCACGGGGCCGCTTGATCGTTCCGTTATTCTACCGCCCGCCGGCTCATTTCTTTCAGTCCGGCCCGCCATCGCTCGTCGCTCCACCACAATCCGAGGATGACCTGACACGTTCCCGATACGGTGCCGGCCAGCACAAGGCCCCACAGCGGCCCGATCCCGTGCCTGGCTTCCCACTGCTCGCGGACCTGAGCCCGTACCAGTGCCATCGCATGATCGACGTCCTTGTGGTTGGGGCCGGCGGCCGCCACGGCCTCGAGGTGACTGTGCGGCCAGTGCCGCACAACCAGCTTGGTCAGCTCATCGACACGCCACGGCCGAGCGTAGTCCACCCGATTGCCGAGGCGGTATCGGACGTGCGCCGTGAGCTGCTCGAAGGCGTCGTCGGTCATTGCTGTTGGCTGTACCAATTCCACGCGGCCAACGTCGCCACCGCCCCGACGATTGCGAACACAAACCCGGCCGGGTTGTAGGGGCTATGGCCGGCGGCCAGCACATAGGACGCTAGGCCCCCTACGAACGACCCCACAACGCCGACGCCGAGGGTAGCGAGCATCCCGTGCTTGCCATCGTCAACAGGGTAAAACCATTTCGCCACCGAGCCGACGATCACGCCAAACACAACCCAAGTTACGAATTGAATCACTGCGGTTTTCCTTTCGGGCAATTACCGGTAGGGCAGGGGGCCGACTTTTGGTCCTTCGCTTTGCGGAAATCGTCCAGCCACATCGCGTAACCTTTTTCGCACAACCCGGGGCCGTTAGGGTTTGGATCGCTGCATTGCTTGCAGGTTTTGCAATGCGCGTTGAACTGCACGGCCCACGCATTTTCAGACCGCACGCCCGGGGCCGGGGGAGCAGGCGGTGCCGGGGGGGCCGGCGGGTCGGCAGCAAGGGCCGCGTAGGCCACGGCCACGGCGGCCGCGGCCCGGGGCCGCTCGGCTTGCAATGCCTGGGGATCGGCCGAGAGGCTGGTCAGCAGTGCGAGTAGCCACTCCATATCACCAGCCCTCTTGATGGTTGAGGATGCGTTCGCCGTTGTCGTTGACCTGGTGGACGTGCCCGTGAGCTGCGAACACGCGCGGAGAAGGAGGGGACTGTGCCACGAGCACCCATAGCCCCAGCTTGGCAACCCGAGCGAGGAACTTGAGCACCGGCCGCTCCGGCTTCGCTCTCGGGGCCGGCAGCGTTTGGAAGGCCAGACCGCCGATGATGATGGCGGCCACGATCACGAGCACGTTCTTATCGACCTTCATCTAGCCCCCTCCGGCTGTAGCCAATTCCCATTGTGGAGATCACGGTAGGCAAACCCATCGACGCCGCCGATGGCCCAGCAGTCGCCTTGCGTCAACGCGGCTTCGATGTTCTCGCGGCTGGCCCAGAAGGAGCCGGCCGGCTGGTCCGCCGGCCACGTCGGCCCGGAGCACCACCGCTCGCTCCACGAGTTTTGCACGAGGCCCCCGTCCCGCGGGCTCCCGTTCTTTTTGTGCCGCGTTGCCCATACGAGCATCGCATGGGACCAAGGGGTGCCCCGCTCGAGGAAGCCAAACTGGTCACGCACGGGCTGTCGGCCATCGGCCCGGCCGTAGCCCACGTTCGAGCACAAAACCACGGGGCTTCCCCGCTCGACCGCCGCACACAACTCGTCCCATGTATTGACCTGGGCAACCGCGAGGGCCTTGTGCTTGTTGGCCTCGCGGGCCAGCTCGTCAGGGACGCCCGTCGCGCCCCACTGCCGGCTCAGCGGGATCGAATACTCGGAGAGATTCCACTGCCCGTAGGTCTGACGGTAGAGGATTCCGCCAACCCCGGGCTGACGGCACCGGCCGCTAACCCACCGGGCCGCGCCTGAGCCCGTTGCGCCGTCGCCACCGGGCTGGCTCGATCGCCCCATGCCCGCGGTGCGGGCTCCCCCGTACAGTGGCTCAGAAGCGACGGTAAGGGGCGGCATGGGCAACCGGCCGACCGCCCAATCCGTCGCCTGCCCCGTCCGAGCACCCAAGGAAAACGCAAAGCTAACGCACGTCCCGGCCGAACCCTGGTCAAGACATTTCCACGGTACGCCATACACGGCGCGGTGCGCCTTATCGACGTAGCGATACAGAAACGTATCGACCTGCTTGGCCTGGCGAACGGCATCGGCACCGGCATCCCCAAAGGTCGGATGCTCGAGCTGCCCGAGGAACTCGCGCGTGGCTTCCGGGTCCGGCTGGTAGCCGTAGTTGGCTTCGAGGTGATTGACAACCCGATGCGTGAGGATTTGCACGAGCGACCCCAGCAGGGCCGCAAACGCAATGAACGCTATAGCCCCGAGGCTGTACCTACTTCGCGGCATCGGCGGCGGCCCTCCCCAACGCACGGAACGCCGCGACCCACTCGCCCCGCTTCTCAGGCGTCAACGGCCCGCCGTTCGTGCCGGCGGTCGAGTCGAGGTAGGCCTGGATCGCATCGCGGGCCTTCGGCTGGCGGGCACCGATGGACTCGCCCCGCATCCGGGCTTCGCGGGCAGCGATCCGCAAATCCTCAATCTGTGCCCCCGTCTTGATCCGCTGCTCGGCCGGGGGCTTTGCCCCGTCGAACGACAGACACTCGGCCAGCTCGTCGCAGAGGCCGGCTAGGCAAGCGGCATCCGCCGCGGCCGTCTCCCCCTGGAACTTCCCGCGGAGGCTGAACTCGCCCGGCCCCAGCGGTGCCGGGGCTGGCCGCGACCCGTCGCCGCTTGTGACGAGGAACAGCAGAGCAAGGGCGGCCAGCACGGCCGCGATGATGTACCGGTTTTTTTGACTCACGGCAGCTCGCTCCCGTTGACCAACGACAGGGTGATGGTTTCGATGGCGGCCTTGGCCTTGTCGTCGAGCGTTTCCGTGGCCTGCAGTCGTTCGCGGATTTCGACAACCAGCTCGAGGGCCTCGCGGCACGTCGCATGGCCCGAGGCCTTGGGTGCGGTGGCCGGCAGGGAAAACGCCGGGCGGTCGGCCGCCATCGGCCAGAAGGCGACGGCAGCAGCAGCGGCCAGCAAGAAACAAACGGCGATCATTTCGCGGACCTCACGAGGGGGAGCAACTGGTCGATAGCACCGGACGCCAATGCGAGCACGAGAGCACGGAGCGGAGAGCGACAGAGGGCAAACAACGGCAGGCCGGCGAACGGCACCGTCCGCACGGCCACGAGATCAAAGAGGGCGGCCACGGCCCCTAGTGCCACGTCCTTCTTCTCAGGGCCGGATAGCTTCGGCATCGTGTCGAGTGCCCCCGTGACTAGCCGGAGCAACGCCACGAGCAACGATCCAAACTCCTGCCAAGTGATGCCGCCAACGGCGGCCAGCTTGGCCGATTGGAGAAACGCCCCAACCTTCGCGGCGAGATCGTCGTGAGGGACGGCGGCCGCCACGGATGCGGATGCAATGTCGGCGGTCATTTGAGCGGTCATTTGATGAGCCCCTGTTCCCACAGGGCTTTCGCCGTCGTCACGTTGCACCCCAGCTCGTAGGCAAGCTGTTCCCAAAAAGTGACGGTCGGCCGCGGCCTGGACGTGATGCAGCCGAGGCCGGTCTGCTTCGACGGCTGGTAGTGGACGTGATCCCCGCCCGACCCGGGGGCCGCAATCGGCTCTCGGCCGTGCTTGCCGCGGCGGAAAGAAGTTTCATCCGTGCGGCGGCTTTCGGAACGTCGGAACAAAGGCGTGTCTCCTAGCCGCTATTGTACCTTTGTTCACCATCGGCCCGGGCGCGTGCTGAAACCTATGACGGCAGTGCGAGGGCCTCAAGCACACGGGTTCGCAGGGCGTCGAGATTCCCGTAGTTTTGAATCTCAACCTCGTGCCCTAGCAGCGTGACGCCGGCCTCGCTCGAGTGGCTGGCGGCCGTCCCCGGCCCGGCCCGGTGGACCCGCCACACTTCCCCGCCTGGCATCTCGCGGATGGCCGCGGCCTCGTTTTCGAATCGCACGTCGGCCACCGCCACCGTCTCGACCCCGGCATCCCTGAGCGCAGCGATCCGTCGCTCGAGCAATCGAATCCAGATATGGCGGTCAACCAGCTCGCGGCCCCACTCCGTTCCCAACGTCTGGAGCATTTGGCGAGGGGACTTGCCGAGGCCGGGCAACGGCTTTTCCTTGTAGTGCGGACTGCGAAGCATCGACTCCGGTAGGCCGAGCATTGCGGCCAATGCGGCATAGAGCGGATCGGCTAGTTGCAGGACAACGGCCCCGGGGATCATTCCGGCCACGGTCGTTTTGCCGGAGCCCGCCCGCCCCGAAATGCCGATGACCCGAAACCGGCGGCCGCCTTCGCGGATACGCTGGTGCATCTCCTGGTGACGGCTGCGAACGCCGGCCCACTCCGCTTCAATGTCCAAGGCGGCTTCCGCTGCCGGCGGCCGGTCTATCGAAATACTCTGGTCGGCTGAACCGGGAAGCATCCCCACGAGCACCTCCCGCTCCTTGAGCAACCGGGCAACGTCGGCGGCCAGCGATCCGGCCGTTCCCGTCCATTGCCCTTGATACCGATAGGCCCGGCGTCGGGCGTCCGCGAGATAGTCCGCCGGCAGCATCGACCAACTCATTTCCTGCCCCCGATCCGGGGGCCGGCGACGTGCATGGCCTCGAGCCCGCCACCGTAGTCGTAGATGAACAGCTCCATGGCCTGCCGGTTGTGAACCCAGCCATGCGTAGCGTGGTAGTCGTCGGCCGGACCGAGGGACGGGGCTACGCGCACGAGAACCCCGTCGATGGTTTCGATGGGCCGCGACCATTCGGCCGCCTGGTGATGAAGGTGGCCGGTATGAATCTCGCGGTAGGGGCACGTCGCCCACTTGTCCGCCGACTCTAACGCCATGAGCTGCGGCAGCTTTTTCTTAGCATGGTTGCCGTGAGCAAACCCCAGCAGGTTGCGGCCGTGGCTGGCGTACTTGCGAGACGTATACGCCTCGTCAACGATCACCCGCTTGTCGGCCTTGTATCGTTCGAGCAGCATCCGGTGAAAGGCCCAGCTCAAACTTTCGTCGTGGTTGCCGGGCACGATCGTCACGTCGGCCGGGGCCGTCTCCGCGGCTTTCTCAACCAAGCCGATCAGCGACCCCCAGCCGACTTCGATCATCTTCTGCAGGCGGCCATCCCGCTCGAGCGGAGTGCCCTTGGTCGTTTCGCCGGAGGGGCGGTCGTAATGGAACAGGTCGCCCAGCATCCCAACCGTCAGCCGGCCGGGCTTGTACCGGGCGGCTACCTCCAGCAGCTCGGCGGACGCCTGGCCGACAAGCCGGTCGGCAATCGAAAGATCGTAGTCTTTGTCGCCGGTCGTCTTACCCCATGCGTACTTAGCGAAGTGAGTGTCGGCCACCACGAGCACGGCCCACCGGTCGCTTGACTTCGCGGGCTTGGCCTTCGTCCGGGGAGGCCGGCGAATTTCCTTCTTGGCGGCCGCGATCATCGCCGCGACCGCTTCGCGAACCCCGGGGCCGGGCCGGGGCTTGAGCCGGACGAACACACGGAACAGCTCCGTCACGATCGGCTGGCCCGTTGCCCGGTCAACCGATGCACACTCCCATTTCGTGGCTTCACTCGCGGCCACTTCAAACGCTCGAAGGTCCGCGTCGATATGCCGGAGTAGATCGTCAACCGTGCGTATCGTTCGCGACGTGGAACGGGCCTCGAGCACGTCGCCCTTCTGCGTCTGCGTCACCTGCTCGGCGTCGGCAGCGGGAGCCGGGGCCGGCAGCTTCGCGGCAACCTCGGCGGCCAGCGTGGACGATGGTTTTAGTCTTTGAGCCATCGCGCCAACGTCGCTTCGTGTACCTGGATGCCGCGCGCCGCCAGCGATTGGACCAGCAAATGGCAAAGACCGTGCGCGGTCGTTTTACCCATCAGCCCACCGCGAAACTCGTCCTTAACCTGCCCTAGTTCGCCGGACAACTCCGGCGGTATGCCGTCGATCCATCGCCGCCGCTTCGGCTCCGACAACCGACCGAGAACCTCGTCTAGCAGTCTGGCCTTTTTCGCCATGCGTCAGCCCTCTTTGGTGGCGGTACACCACCCGAGCCTGCCATAGCGAGAATATCCGTCAACCCAGTTTTGGACCGGCCATTACCCGCCTGCTCATCTCGCCACCCCCTCAATCGCGTACCCAATTTCAACCGCCAGATTCGTCGCCTCTCTGCTGTTCGCCCATTGCATGATCCGCGTGAGAATGACCGGCCCGACGAGCATCATTACTGCGTACATTAGGGCGACAGTGATGGTCTCGTGGTCGATCATTGCAACGACTCCCACAGTGCAATATCTGCGGCGTATGCCGCGCGAATCGCCGCCTCCTGCTCTGGCGTGAGAGTGGGCTTGTCGGCTTCCGGCTCGTCGTTGGTCTGCGGAACCGGCGTCTCCAGCCCCAGCCACTCCGCGCAGGCGTCGATCTGATCGGGAAACCGGAAGTGCGTCACGCCCTCTGCGAGCAGGCCCATGTGGGCGAGCGACCAGAAGTGAACGTCAGCGTCCTGCATCGTCAGCCCATCTGCAACGCTCACTCCTTGGCGTGCGCAGGCAGAGCGGAACCGTTCCACCGGATCGCGAACCATGCAGCAGATACCCTCCGCTGGTTCATCAGCTTGGAGTGGCGAGCCGATGGCTCCGGCTGCATTGATTGGATGCCATCGACGCTCCGGCGGGCGAGAGGTATCAGGCACGCGGCTCTCCACCGGAAGTGCCTGCCAGATGATGCTGTAGCTGCCCGCGCGAGCGACCAGCGCAAACCGACGACCGTTCTGAACTGTTATCTTTGCGCCCTTCAATTCACTTTCCTTTACGATATTGTCCATGTCATTCTATTGGCACCAAGCGCGCCTGATGACATTTCAAAAGGATTTAAGCCGCTCGGGATGCCGTTAATGGTGAACGGAGTGTTTGCTGTGTATGTCCTTGTTAATGCGTAATCCCCTTCTTTTCTCAGTTCACCCGAACCGGGGAACGCAATCGGCGACCAAATAGTGGCTTGCATAGTGATTGATGTGGTTATCGTCAGGTTGTAGTTACTGCTTGCGTTATGGTAAAAGGCAAAAAAGCCTGAATAACCTCCTGAAAACGATATTTGATTAGTGTTCAATCCCGTCAAGCCAAGGTTTTCAGTGACTCCGTTGTACTGTTTCTGCGATGTGAAGATTGGCCCCGACGACACAGTCAGAGTCGCCGCACTGCTCGTCACGCTCGTCGCCCCGCCTGTCGCACTTACGATCACGCGATATTGACTGCCACTGTCGCCCGCCACGAGACCCGTCAACCCTAGCGAGAACGATGTTGCGCCGCTAATCGCCGTCCATGTGCTGCCGTTGTTGGTCGATTTTTCCCATTGAACGGAAAGCGTTTCATCTTGATTGACGCCGGCATTCACCGAAAACGTGGCTGCTCCGCTAGCCGCTGTTTGGTTTGATGGTTGAGCAGATATCGTGATAACAGGCCGCGCGGGTGTTGTGTAATTACTTATTTCCGACGCTGGCCCAGTGCCGACGCTATTGATCGCGGACACTCGCACACGATATGCGTTTCCGTTTGTGAGTCCAGTCACCGTAGCAGATGTTGCCGTTGAAGCAGGGCGGCTAAAGGTCGTCCATGTTGATGCTATTTCATACTCAACGAGGTAATTCGTGATCGCGCTGCCGCCGTCGTTGCTGGGCGCAGTCCATGACATATTTATCTGCTGATTGCCGACACTAACTCTCAAGAATGTGGGAACTCCCGGCACAGTGGCGGCTGCCACAGGTGTCACGGCACTGCTTGCACTTGAATACGCCCCTGTTCCGGCATCATTCACGGCAGCAACGCGAAACGTGTATGACGTTCCGTTTGTCAGCCCCGTAACTGTCGCGCTGGCAACAGCTGACGCAGATCGCGCGAAGGTTGTCCAAGTTGTGCCGCTGTTCGACGAATATTGCACCGTGTAATTGGTGATCGCCGCGCCCCCGTTGTTCGAGGGAGCCGTCCATGCAAGCGTCGCGCGTGCGTCTCCTGCGGATGCAACAACAGAACTTGGCTCACCGGGAACGGTCGCAACCCATTCGCTAAGAGGTATTCGCTTCCACGAATTTGCGGCGTGGCAAACATACAAATAGCTGGAATCGTAAGCGATCAAGCCTGCGGTGCCCGACGAAGTTGGCGAAGTTGGCGCAGACGAAGACACGATTCGGTCGTTTAACGCAGCCTGCAACCCGACAATGTTCGCAATCGTGTGAGTGTGCGCGCTGCTCGCTGCGCCGATTGCTGCTGGCGTGATTTCGTCTGCGCCGCCAGTTGCGTGGCTGCTCGCGTGTGCTGAAGGCGTGAACGATGACGGCACACCACTTAGCGTAGAGTAGGTGACGCTCACCGCGCCGGTTTGACCGTTGACGCTCGTCACGTTTGCCGAAAGTATGCCAGACGACAGCGACAATCCATTGCCAACAACGACCACGCCTGCGGTTGTTGTTGTCGCGACCGGCAGTCTGGCAGGCGCAACGGTGCCGCTTGTCAACAAGCTAGCGTTTGTTGTCGGTGGAGCAGCCGCAATGACAGCGGTGTTGAAGTCTGTGATTTGCGATGCGGTGTGCGTATGGCTCGCCGTAGCCTTGCCGTCGAGCGCGCTTTGAAGGCCCGTCACTTCCGCGATTGCATGTTGGTGCGTAGAGGGTGCGAACGTGCTGGGCACATCAGTGAGATTGCTGTAGCTGATCACCGGCGTGGCGTGAACGTGATCGCTCCTGCTAGCAGTCAGAGCCACGCCAGCCGATGCTGTGCCGAGAGCCGATGGTGTTGAGTCAGAGAGCAATGCTCCACCGCTGACGGTAACATTGCCGGTCAGTCCGTTGACGCTCGTCACCGGCGCATACTTCACGACCTGTGTCGCTAGGTCGCTGATCGTTGATGCGAGTTGGGTGCCGGTGTGATTTGCTCGCTGAATGGCAAACGACTGCACAACAGCGTCGGCTGCTGCCTGCGCTGCCGATACAGGCTTGTTCACATCTGCCGTGTTGTCGACGTTGCCTAGACCGACATCAGTCTTCGTGAGCGTGACGGCACCCGTGAGTCCCGCGACAGATTGGACAGGTGCCGCTGCTGATGCTCTTGCGTTGGTGAAATAAAGGTTTGACCCTTCTGGAACGTCTGTTGTCGTGCCGGGGGATGGCGAAATCTCAACGTACACAGAGCCAGACCAGCGGAAAATTTTGTTAGCACTTGATCCCGTTGAGACGACATAAATCTTGCCGGTTTCGCCTACGCTTGGCAGTGTTGCCCCCACGTCGACAACGTCATCCACAAACGACGGCAGCATCGAAGCCGGTACTTGCCCGCCAACCAATGTCGCGTAGCTTCCGGCGACTTGCTTGCCATCGAGCGCGGTCTGTAGCCCCGTCACCGTCGAGATCGCTTGCGATCCCGTGTGATTAGCGCGCTGAATTGCAAACGCTTGCACTGCCGCATCTGACGCAGCTTGGAGATTCGACACCGGCTTGTTCGCGTCTGTCGTGTTGTTGACGCTGCCAAGGCCAACGTCAGAGGCAGTGACCGTGACCGCCCCCGTCTGCCCGTTGACGGAAGTTACCGGGCCGTACTTAGCCGCCTGCGCGGCAAAGTCTGTGACCTGGCTGGCGGTATGCGCATGGGCGGATGGGGCGAATGTGGAGGGCACCCCCGACAGCGAGGCATACGGAAATGTCGTCAGGGTCGGATGGGTGTGATCGGCCCGGCTGGCTAGGCTCGAGCTGCCCGCCGATGCCGTGCCCAACGCCAATGGGGTCGCGTCCGACAGGTTCACCGTGCCCGGGTCGCCCTTGGGGCCGCGGTCCCCGGCACTCGTGACTGTAACCGTGACGACTCCCCCGTTGGTGACAACGGGATTGCCGCCCGATGAGCCGGCAACCGCTACCGAGATTTGCGTTGGCGAGCCAACGCTGATGGAAACGTCGGCCATCGGCAGCTCACGGGTTGGAGGGCAGGACGTTTCCGGCGAGATAGGTCCGCGTCACGCCGCCCGGGGAAACCCACCGCAGATACCAGCGGTAGCGGCCGGCCGACGACAGGCCTGACGTCTGCGTCTCCACGAGGCTGATGCCCACGCTGGAGGCCGGGACGCCTGCGGTCGTGACGACACTGACCGACAGGCCGGGCGTCGTGACGGTCGTGCCGGCGATCGTGCTCGCATCGTAGACCGCGGCCGACAGGGTTCCGGTCGTCAGATTTAATCCCGGGAACTGGGCCACGAAATTGAGTTCGTCGCCCCTCACGAGCTGCAAATCGAGCACGGCAGGTAGCTGGCTGTAAACGCTCATGCTGTACGTCAGTATAGCAGGCCGGGCGTTACTTGCCGCCGGTTTTTCGGGCGTTCGCAATCGCCCGCCGCACAAGCATCCGGCCCGCTAGGTCAAGGAACGGCAGGCCGCGTGC